GACGATCGGCAAGCTCAAGCGTTTCAAACGCGTCGCCATGCGCTGCGAGAAGACCGACATCAGCTACTCAGCCATCATCAGTTTCGCGTGCGGGCTCATGCTGGTGAAATCCGTCCACACGGCCTAACGTCTCGGGGCCGAACGTCCCATCCGCGGTCACGCCGACCGCCGTCTGCAGCCAGCGCACTGCCCGACCGACGCCATTGTTGACCGCCGCGTCGAACAGCAGCAGCGCCAGCGGTGCCGGAACCTGATCGGCGCCGACCCGCTGCCAGTAGTCGCGCTGGTAGATCGCCCGCGCCTCCTCCACGGTCAGGGCGGCAATGTCGACGGACGGATAGGCCGCCGCGGAGATGCCGAACTTGCTGCCGCGGCAGACGCCGCTGCCGACCGCGCCGCCCGACCAGTTGCCGGGGTCGGCCGGATTCGTGGTCAGCCCCCCCTCCTCGCCCACGACGATTGCGAAGATCTGCTCGAATGCCATCACCCGCCTCCCGTGACGTGATGCAGCGCGAAGGCGCTCAGGGTTCCGAACGCGGCCAGCAGCAGCGCCCGCACCATCGCCATCTCGTCCCGGCTGGCGAACTTGCCGCCGATGCGATCGAGGCTGTCGCGGAACTCCTGGCTGTGCTCGTTCAGCGAGGTCTGCATGCGTTCGGCGAGTGTGCGCAGACCTTGGTCGAGATCCACGTCGCGCGTGGCGAGCCGCTCGACCGATCCGGAAAGGCTACGAATTTGCTCCTCGAGTCGGGTGAGACGTTCGATCAGATCTTCGGCCGCGGTGGCCGGTGCTCGCGGCGGCATCACGCGCCATCTTTGATATGCATGTCAGGTCACCATCCATGATCAGGGTTTCCGTCAGATGAGGCCGCGCTAGACAAGCGGGAACATCGCGGGCGTGATGATCGCAGCCGAGACCGCGGCGTTGTGCCCGGTTGGATTCGGATGCACGCCATCCGCGGTCCAGGCACCGCCATTGCTCCGCCACTTTCCGGGGTTGGCCGGGTCCTCGACGATCTGCGCCAGGTCGACGACGCCGGCGAAGCCGTAGCCCGCGTAGTTCGCCCGCATATCGGCGTTGTAGATCTGCCGCTGCATTTCGCCGTACGACGCGACGAGCGACTGGCCGGCATTGATCTGCGCCGGCAGCGGCGTCGACAGCGTGACACTGGCATTGGCGACGAACGAGGCCACCGTGACCGATCCGACGATGCCGGGGCCGGAGACGGGGATTCCCACCTGCACGCCGGTCGTGCTGGCCGTCTGCAACGTGCTGCTGCCGGCCGGCGCTGCGGCAGAGAGTGTGATCAGGCTGCCGCCGGCGAAGGCCTGTCCCGACACGCTGGTCCAGCCATCGGTGCTGGTCGTGTAGGGCGGCGAGGTGAAGGCCCAGACGCGCAGACCCGCGCCAAGGAACGGGGCGGCCAGTGCAATCAGGTCCTGACGCAACGACACCGCCGGTCGGAACAGCGAGAACAGGTCGTTGCGGCACCACCCCAGCAGCACGTCGGTGATCCCGGTCTCGACGGCGAGCGCATAGGCCCCTCGATTGCCGGCCTGCACTGCCTGGTTCGCCGTGGTGCTGCCGCGCGCCAGCGACAGCCATGGCAGGTTGTTCGCCAGGCCGCGCTGGATATAGCCCATCCTGCCGCTCGCATCGGCCGCGTCCCCGGTACCGATCGCGATGGAATCGCCAAGGATCAGCACGGCCGCGGCGTTCACCGTGCAGAGGCCCAGCAATCCGACCGGACACCAGAAGCCGCCGCCGGAATTGGCCGGGACGGAGGCATTCAGCGTCTGGTCGGTCAAGCCCACACCGCGCTGGCTCGCCTCCCCCGCCAGTCGCGTGCTGCCGGAGGCCGGCGTCGGATAATCGGCGATCTGCAGGCCCGAGCCGGAGAACTGCGCGAAGCCCCGGACGAAGAATTGTTGTCCCGCGGCCAGCGGACAGTCGATCTTGTCGGAGATCAGCACGTCATGCATCGGCTGCAGCGTCATCGTCCGGTTGCCGCCGAAGCGGGCCGGGTAGAAGCCGCCGGTGAAGGTGACGTTCGCTCCGGCGGCGATCGTGACGACGGTGTTCAGCGTGACCGTCTGCGCCGTCGGCTGGTTCGTCGCGGAGTAGGTGACGACGTTGGACACGACGAACGTGTTCGCCGGGATGCCGGTCCCGGTGACGGTCTGGCCGACCTGGACGCCGTTCGTCGTCACCGCGGTACCTGGCGCGAAGGTAAGGGTCGAAGCGCTGCTCGTCGCCGCGGTCGTGGCCATCGTGAAGGACGGCAGCGGCAGATAGAGCGAGGCCGTGCCTGCCGTCACGGAGACCTGGCGGTCGATCTCGCCGAGCGAGGTCACATCGAACCCGGCATAGACCAGCTTGACCGCATTGACGGCGGAGAAGGCGGGCGCCTGCCAGGACGTCTGGTCGATCACCGACGTGCTGGCGGCGTCGAAGGCCCCCCCGGATCCCGGCGCGCCGCGCCCGCGGAACCCGATCGGCAGCCAGATCTGCCGCCCGCCCTGCGCACGCAGCGAGCGTGTCGGTCCGGCGGGCCCGGTCGCACCCTGCGGGCCTGCCACGCCCTGTGGCCCGGTCGAACCTTGCGGACCGGCTGGTCCCTGCGGCCCTGCCGCGCCGGCACTTCCTGGCGCGCCCGCCGGCCCCTGGGTCCCTGGCGTGCCCTGTGGGCCGGCCGGTCCCTGCGGACCGGCGACGCCCTGTGCACCCGCGGGACCGGCGCTTCCCGGCGCGCCCGCCGGCCCTGGGGAGCCGGCCGGCCCTTGCGGCCCGACCGGCCCGGCGGGGCCCTGGAGATTGCCCGTCCGGCTCCACACACCGCCGGCCCGGGCGAACACGTCGCCGGTCGAGGTGTCGATGTAGGTGTCACCGTCCGCACCCACCGAGGAGCCGGGCGCGACCGTGCCGGACAGCACGGAGGCACCCGAACCACCGACCAACCCGCTGACCGAAAGCACCCCGCCGGACAGCATGAGCCCCGCACCCAGCGAGACCGTCTCCGGCAGGCCGCCAGAGGCCGAATCCCGCCCGAGCAGCGTCCCGGCCGGCAGGGTCGGCAGCGCCTGCGACAGCAGGCTGGCAACACCGATCTGCGCGGTGACGCCATTCTGGTCGATGACGACGACATCGTTCGGCCCCGGCGCATTTGCCGCCGGCAGCTGCGAGATCTTCGGCATGTCACATCATCCCCAAACCCGGTTGATCCGGACGGTCAGGCGATGCTGACCACGCCGTTGTTGTTCCAGACCTTGCCGGTGCCGGCTCCGGGATTGGTTTTCGGCAGGTTGGTGAGGTAGAGCGCGCCGCCGGCGACCGCGCCGATCGTCAGACTGGGAGTTTCCCCATCGGAGGACTCGGTGGTGATGATGACGCCGTTTCCCGCCGTGGCATTATGCACCGCAAGATTGTTCTTCGAACCGGAGCTGTTGTACAGCGACAGCATGTTGCCGCTGGTTCCGTCGCCGCTCGCGGTGAGATACATATTGCCGCCCTGCGACTGGATCGTCGCGTTGACGGTGCCGTCGGTGCCCTTGAAGCGCAGGGTCGGCGGATTGCCGGTCGTTGCCGGCGTGATCTGCACGTAGTTCGCACTGCTTTTGATGTTGTCCAGGACCAGCAGCGGCTTCCCATCGGATGCCGCCTTCACGATCTGTGGCGAGCTGTAGCCGACCGACCCGGTGCTGGTCAGCCAGGAGATGTAGTTTGTTGCATTGCCGCTGCTGTCCTGCCAGGCGCTCGACAGCGCATTGGTCGAGCCGCTCGGATTGAGGCAGGTGCAGAAGTCGATGATGTTCTGGAACACGTTCACGCCGAACAGCGCAGGTGTCGCGAACTGCTCGAAGTGACAGCAGGTGAAGGCGTTACCGCTGCAGTTCAGCGACCCGTAGGACAGCCGGACGCCGATCGCGGTTGCCACGGCGGTATTGCCGATCGCGACCACGCCGGTATGCGTCGTATCGACGCAGTCGGTGTAGTCGAACACGACGTAGCTCGATGACGCGGTGGCCGCGGGATAGTAGCTGAAATGCGTCGCGTTGATGAAGCCCAGCTGCAGGAGCTGCGCCTTGACGCCGCCCTGATAGGTGTTGACCTCGCCCCCATCGACGTAGAAGCCGACGAGGTAGTAGGGCGAAACCGCGGTCGTGTTGAAGGTGGCGGGGTTTTGCTTGAACAGATAGTTGGCGCCGACGACGGTCGGCCGATGCAGCCGGATGCCCTCGCCGTAATCGGACTGCAGCACCATCGTGTCGCCGTAGTAGCAGGCGCACTGGTCCAGCCAGGTGTCTTCGCAGCGGCCAAGGTCGAAGGCCGCGGTGCCGGAAAGCCCCGGGATCACCGGTGCGGCGGTGAACTGCACGTCGCGAATGCGCGCCGACCAGCACCAGCGCAGGACGAAGCCCTTGGTAAAGCTGCTGCCATAAGGTGATGCCGTCGCGGTGGACGCGCTGAGCGCTTCGAGGTTGGCAAGCGCCAGGGTCGCCTCGGCGTCGCTCGCCGTCGTGGTCGGGAAGCTCACCTGTACCGCCGCGGCCGTCGGCCCGGCCGAGCTGTAGGCGCGGCAGGAAAAGTCGCGCAGCGTGACCTTCTTCCAGCCCTGATCGATCGAGATCGTGATTCCGGTCCCCGTGTGCTGGAAATACAGAGTCGTGACGCCCTTGCCGGCACCGCGCACCAGCAGGGGCTTGTTCGCCCAGACCAGCGGGGACATCAGCAGGTACGACCCCGGCGGGATCTCGATGACGCCGCCGGTCGCGGGCAGCGCGTTGAAGGCGGCATTGAAGGCCGGCGCACAATCGGTCGTGTTCGCCGGGTTCGCGCCGAAATCCAGCACGTTCGCCACATCGCCGGCCCGCGCGGCGAGCGTGCGCGGCGTGGTGGAGGTCGGTGTCAGCACCGTCGCGGCCGAGGCATCCATGCCGCCAAGCGCGAGGTTCAGCGCGCCGCTGCTCAACGCCAGGCCGGATCCCACCGTGACCGACTGCAGCGCCCCAGATCCGCCGCCCAGCAGCGGCGCGCTCGGGACGGTGATCGCGGGGGACGCCGGACCGGCGATATTGCCGGTGCGCGACCAGACGCCCGCACTGCGCAGATAGACATCGCCGGTGCTGACGTTGATGTAGGTATCGCCGTCATTGCCGATGCTGGAAGTCGGCGCCCCTGTCCCCGAACGCAGGCTGGCACCCGGCGGTCCGGCGATATTGCCGGTGCGCGTCCAGACGCCCGCGGCGTGCGCGTAGACGTCGCCGGTGGTCGTGTTGACATAGCTATCCCCATCGACCCCCAGGCTGGCGGCCGGCGCAGCGGTGCCGGATCGGACGCAGAAGCCCTGCGGACCGGTCGGCCCGGTCGCACCGGGGGCGCCGGTGGAGCCGACCGGACCCGCAACCCCCTGCGGCCCCGCAGGCCCGGTCGGACCGGCCGGCCCGACCACCCCGCTGACGGTCAGCGCCCCCGCGGAAATCGCCAGCCCAGTGCCGAGCGCCACCTGCTCCGGCGTGCCGGAGGTGGATGAAATCCGTCCCACCAGGGTGCCCGGCGCCAGCGTCATCGTCGCCTGCGTTCCGGACAGCAGCGTGCTGAGCGGGACCTGCGCGGTGGTGCCGCTCTGCTCGATCGGCAGCACATCGGTCGCTGACACCGTCGTCGCCACGGGCAATTGCTGAATTGTCGGCATGAACGATCCTTGTCCGGAGATGTCGAAGGCGGCTGCGGGGCGCCGCGATCAGGCGATCGCGTACCAGCCCGACGCGTCCTGGCCCGACTGCTTGATCCACAGCGTCGAACCGGCGCCACCATCGAGATTGCGATAATCGGAACCCGGCGGCGCGACGACGACGCCGACCGGTGATCCGTGGCCGATGCAGGCGATATAGCCCCAGGGGTCGGCGTCCCGGCCGATCCGGACACGGCCGCTGCCGGCCGGCCGCAATGTCAGGTCACCGTTCGCGGCGGTGCGCATCACCAGGCCGCCATCTCCGGTCGGGGCGAGGTAGTCCGAGCCCGGAAATTGCACCGCGCGCCAACCGCCCCAGGTGCCGACCCATTCGACGGTGGCCTCTGCCGGGATGGTCAGATCGAACAGCGTCCAGTTGTCCTGGAACGGGACCGAGCCGACGCGGCTGAAATGGACGACGCAGTTGCAGGCGACACGCAGGCGCCGCTCCTCTAGGACCGGCAGGCCGACCTGCGCCGTGGCCGCGGCACCGGTGCCATCGCCGGTGATCACCACGCTCGCCGTGCCGCCCGCCGCATACCCCACGCCCGGGCTGGTCAGGGCAATCCCGATGACCGCGCCGGCCGAGACATAGGCGATCGCCGTTGCACCGCTGCCGGACCCGCTGATCGCGACACTGGCATGCGTATAGCCGGAGCCGCCGGCGGTCACCTTGATGAAGCCGATCTGGTCCTGCACCGCCGCGGCATGCTGCGGCAGCATCGACTGCACCCCGGACGGTGCCGCGGTGATCATCACGTCATCGGCGATGTCCGGGAACAGCACCTGCTGCAGCGCGCCATCGGTCGATGGATTGCAGATGAAGCGCTGCTGATTGTTCCAGGAATTGCCGCTGATCACCGCGGCGTCGGTATGCGCCCAGAGCGCCTGCGATTCGACGGCACCATTGGTCCCGACGAAGCTGTTGCGGCAGACCGAGATCCCCTGCGGCGCATCGACCAGATACACGCCGCCCTCGCTGCTGCCGCTGAGGGTGATCCAGTTGCCATCCAGGGTGATCGCCTGCGCGGCGATCCCGAAATTGTTGCCGTGCCCGTCGGTTTCGACATTGTACGCGGTCACCGCCCAGCCGCATTGCTGCACGAAATTGCCGCACACGCGCAGCCGCTGGCTGCCGCCGACATTCAATCCCACCGCCGAGCCGGTGACGTGGTTGCCGCCGATATCGGTGTCGATCGAGCCGCCGGCATCGATGCCGTACTGCCCGCTCCCGGTGACCAGGTTGCCGCAGATCCGCGAGGACGCGCAGTTCGCCAGGATCCCGGCGCCGCCGTTGGCGACCGACCCGTTGTCCGACAGCAGGTTGCCCTGCACCGCGATGCCCTGGCCTGACACGGCGATGCCATACACCGCGTTGTCATGGCATTCGTTGGACGCGATCAGCGCGCCGATCGCGTCCGGATTGGCGTTGCCCCAGACCGGCGGCTGCGCATTGGTTGCGTTGTAATTGCCCAGCGAGATGCCGCGCTGATTGTTCCAGCAGCGATTGCCGACGATCTGCGTCAGCCGCAGCTTGGCGACCAGCGTCGGATCGGTGAAATCGACGCAGAGTCCGTAGCCGCCATTGTCATGCGCCCGGCAGTCGCTGATCTGCACGCCGTCGACGGCCTGCACCCACACTCCGTGCGCGCCATTCCGCGTCATCTCGCAATCCCGCACCACATGGCGGCTCGCCGCCGGGTCGGAGGTGAGGAAGGCGAGGCCGCATCCCAGCGTCGCGCCGGCGGTGTTGGCAAAGCAGCAATCCGCGAACTCAGCGGCACTGCATGCCGCGGTGACCAGCACGCCCCAGCCGTCCTGGGCGACCGCGGCGCTGTTGGCGTCGAAAGTGACGCCCTCGGCGACGAAGCTGGCGCCCTGGATGCTGATCCACGGCCCGGTGCCGACCTGCTTCATCCGCCGCAGCACCGTCGCCCCGGGAACACCCAGCAGCACCAGTGACGCCGCAATCGTCCACTGGCCATTGACGACATATGTCCGCGCGCCCAGCCGGACCGGCTTGCCGGATGCCGCCGCGGCGGCGAGTGCGGGGGAGTCGTCGGTGACGCCATCGCCGGCGGCGCCGAAGGCCTCCACCGGCAAGGCGTCGCCCAGGCTGTCGGCGAGCAGACGCGCCGTGGTGCCGCCACGCCCCGTCACCGTCATGATCGAGGCATCGACGCCAGGCAGGGTCGCCAATCCGCCCATGAACTGCGCGTAGCCGATCGCGCCGTCGCTGCCGCCCTGGGAGAGTGCCACAAGATCGGTCCCCGCCGGCACGCGCCCGGCGGGCAGGCCGCCGATCGAATACGGGGTGGACGTCGCGGAGAGGGTTCCGTTGGCAAGCGTCAGATTGCCGCCCAGCGTGATCGCCTCGGGCCCGCCGCTGCCGGCGGACACGCGGCCCAGCAGCTCGCCCGCAGCCAGCACGATTTGCGGCTGCGCGCTGGCAACCAGTTGCGCGCGGGTCGCGCGGCGGGTGACCCCTGCCTGGCTGACCAGCACTTCGTCGGTATCCGCCGCCGCGGCTGCGGCCGGAAGTTGATCGATCGTCGGCATTGCGTCAGCCCAATGTCAGGGGGTTGCCGTTCTCGTCGGTCAGCGGCACGCCGCTGTCGGTCAGCAGCCCGTCCGACGCGACCGATGTCGCCAGTGCCAGCACCGGAAGCTGCACGGCGCGGGAGATCGTCCGCCCGCCGCCGGTCCCGAGCGTGAGCATGACGGTGTAGGTCGTGCCGATCTGACCGCCCGACAGCCACAGCACCGCGCGGCACCCTTCGGCGCCGGATGCGGTCATCGTCAGATCGCCCTGGGCGTCGGGCGTGATCTGCACGTCCAGCGTGGTGATCGCGTCCGCCTCGTCGCCCGCCAGGGCTTCGGTGACGTCCAGCTGGTAGTCCAGCAGGTCGGACGGATCCTTCGCCGGCCAGGCCAGCAGCACGGGCACCGTCTGGGTGGCGCCCCGCGGCACCGGTGCAAAACCATCCAGCACGATCAGCCGTGCGCTGGACGGTCGCCAGAGGTGGGTGACAGGCGTTGGCATGTCAGGAACTCCCGGTCAGGCGTGATGCGTGTCAGGCCTCAGAACTCGACGACGACCAGGCCCGAAGCACCTGCTCCGCCATTCCCCGCGGTCTCGTAGGAGCCGCCACCGCCGGACCCGGGCGCCTGGCCGGACACGCCCCCGCCGGAACCGCCGCGGCCGCCGCCGCCGAACGCGGAGTCGCCGCCGCCGCCGGCAAAGTTGCTGGTCGAGGTATGGCCGTCCGCACCACTGCCACCGGTGAAGTTCAGGGTCCCGCCATAGCCCACCCCGCCCATCCCGCCCGCGCTGTTCGGATTGGCCGAGGACCCGCCCAGACCGCCGGTGGCATTGAGGTAGCTGCCGAACGCGGTGGTCCCGCCGGTCGCGGCCGTCGCCTGCGCCCCGCATCCGCCGCCGCCGCCGCCGATGGTCACGGTGATGACCTGGCCAGGCGCGAGATTCACGATGCCCTCGGCATAGCCGCCGGCGCCACCGCCCCCGCCGGAATTGGCCGCGGTCGACCCGCCGCCGCCGCCACCACCACCGACCAGGCGGATCCGCGCGCGCGTCACGCCTGCCGGCACCGTCCAGCTCGCGCTGCTGGCGAACGCCACCTGGCGGGAGAAGCCCGGCGTTAGCGACGGCAGCTTGAAGGCAATGAAGGGCGCTGCCGGCAGCACGGCGATCGCCGGCGCATCGACTTCCGTCTGGCCGTAATTGACCGTCACCACATACAGCCCGACCCAGCCGTTATCGACCGGCGGTGTCGCCTGTGTTCCGGCCGGCGCCGGTGCGCCCGGCTTCATCTCCAGCTGCACCCGTTGCAGCCGCTGGGTGTTCTGCGCCGTCCCGGAGTTGTTCGGACCGGCATAGGGTTGCGACGGATTGGCCGCGTTGTAGTACGGCAGCACGATCGGCGTCGCATCCGCTTCCGACAGGCTCGCCTGGATCAGGTAGTTCACCGCCTGGCCCGACGCGGTCGGCGCGGTGACCGGGAAACTGGTCGGCGCGAGGTTGACGCCGACCTTCACCAGCGGGCTGACCGGATCGGCCGGCAGCGTGCCGAAGGCGAGCGTGTCGAGCACGGTGAGCACCGCGATGCTGCCGGGCCCGACGGTGACGCCCATGCTCGCCGGCACGGTCGGCTGACAGAGCAGCCCGTCCACCACCGGCCCGGCACCCAGCGTCGCCTGGGCGATATAGCCCAGCGCCACCATGGTGTTGCGCTGAACGTTCAGCAGGTCGGTGTCGAGCGGGATGGAGCCGGGAAATACGATCTGGCGATCCAATGATGTGCCCTCGGTTGCGCGCGAAAAGGGGGTCCGCGCGTCAGTCGGAAATGCGTGTCCAGGCAATGGCGGTCGCCGGAAGCGTGTCGGCGACGGCGGCGTAGATGTCGGCGTCGGTGACCTGCCCCTGGATCATGTCCAGGCTGGCATAGGAGGAGATCCCGGCGCCCCAGCCGCCCGCGTCCCAGCCGGGCAGATAGGCGATGCCGCCACCGACCGGCCGGAACGCCGAGACGAAGCACTGGCCGGGCAGCATCAGCGAGCCCCAGGCGCCGGCCGCGCCGTAGCCGGTGGCGATGCCCCAGGCCCCGGTATCGGCCGGCCGTGCGGGTTCGAACACCGTCGGCGCGCGCCCGGTCAGGTCCTGCAGCGCCTGGATCACCGCCGCCCGCGTGGCGCGCGGCCGGCGCAGCTCCAGCATGATGCGCTGGCGAAACGCCGCATCCGCCTCGGTGGCCCGACGCGGCAGCCGCGTGCCGAAGAAATCGGTGGAAATGCGGTCCAGCCAGTCGTCGGTCGCCGTCGCGATCCGGGTCTGCTGCCGCACGCCGGCGAGCAGCCCGAGCAGCCACACCCAGCTGGTCGCCAGGCCGGTCAGCAGGGCATCGAGCACCGGCGTCGCGTCGGCGAACCAGCGCGATGGCAGCACCGATTTCAGCCGCGCGAGGATATCCGCCTGATCTCCGACCATCTCAGTTCACCGCGACGGTGGAGGTCTTGATCACGCCGTTGCCGGCCGGGACCACATCGGCCGCGGCGCCGTTCAACGTGACCTGGGAGACATTGGTCACCAGCGAGGATGCGCCGTACGCCAGTGTCGCAATCCGCGTCAGCGGCAGGGTCGCGCCGATCGGCAGCGCGTTCACCCAGGCCGAGATCGCGGCCGCGACCGGCCCGACCACGGCGGCCTTGCTGACGCCGGCGGCGACACTGATGGTCAATGACACGGCCACCGGCACCAGCAGCGGGGCCAGCACGTCATAGGTCGTGCCGACCGGCCGCACCGCATCCACCGCGCCGGCGACCGTGCTGAGCAGTGAAGCGGGCGGCGTGCCGGAGCCGTCATCCACGGTGACGACGAAATGTCCGCTGCGGGCATTGCCGGCCGCGTCCACCCCCTCGGCGATCACGCTGGCCAGGTTCTGCTGCACCGAGGCGATGGCCGACTGGATCGCCAGCGGCGTCGCCCGCGCCAGGCTTGCCGCCCAGCTCTGGAAGCGCTGACGCAGTGCCGCATCGCTCTCGCCATCCACCCCGTTCTGCAGCGGCGCCGGATTGTCGACGGTATCGACACCGGGCAGCGCATCGACCAGCAGGGTGATGGCGTTCGCCTGCACATTGCCGGCCGCGCCGGCCGCCACCGCCTGCACCGGCACGCTCAGCGAGGTTGCCGCCGGCGGCAGCGCGAAGGCGTTGGCCACGGGATCGAACGCGGTGTTCGTCGGATCGGCGACCACGTTGAAGCTGGTGGTGCCGTCGGCGGTGCGCACCTGCGTGCCCACCGGGATCGATGCGGCGACCCCCGGCGAGAAGCGGGCGAACTGGACCTGGCCGGACGCCGCGACTCCGGGCAATCGGGCCACGCTGAAATCCGCCACCCAGCTGTCCAGATCGGCGCCGGAGCTGGTGGCCGCACGGGTGGTCAGCAGCAGCTGCACGATCAGCCATTGCAGCCACAGTGCCAGCGAGGCATTCGCCTCCAGCACGGCACGCAGCACGCTGCCGACGGTCAGGTCGATCAGCGCGCGCGACGCGCCCTGCACGCCGGCCGCCATGTTGCTGACCAGCGTGGGGAAGTCCTGCAGGGGAAGTTTCATGATCCCACCGGGAAGCTGAGGAGCTGGGTCTCGCCGGTATCGGCATCGCCGTAGCGGATCTCGACGTAGAACGTGCCATCGGTCTGCGCCTGCACGTCGATCGTCGGCTGCGGATCGGTGGCGACCGCCGGCTCCAGGAAGATCTGGCTGCGGATCACCGCGCGGATCTGCGACAGGCCGCCGGGCTGGCCGACGAACTGCGCCAGGCCGGCGCCGTACCCGGGCTGCCAGATATAATCGCCCGGATTGGTCAGCAGCCGGCGCAGCACACGCTGCGCGGTGCGCGACGATCCCGCGACGAGGGCGAGGTCGCCGGTCGGCCCGATCGACAGATCGGTGCCCCAGAGATGCGCGAGTTCCTGCATGTTCAGTCCTGCGGGCTGGGTGTTCCGGTCTGTCCGCCGCGGCTGTCCACGTGCGTGTGCGCGTCGTAATCCTGCCGCAACGTGTCGAGCGCGCCCTGCTGGTCGAAGATGCGGCCTGCCACGTGCAGGTCGCCGCCGATGCGCACCGTGCCGTCGTTCTGCAGCTTCACGAACGCGCCGGAGGCATGCACCAGCCACATCTCGCCGACCGGCGCCTGCGGCGGTGGCGCGGCGGCGGAGAAGGCGCGACCGGCAATGATGCCATGCTCGGCATCGCCCTCCTGCGCCAGCACCAGGACCTGGTCGCCGGGCGCCGGCGGCGCGGCCAGACCCCAGCCGGAGCCGACCCAGCCGGACAGGATCGGCAGCCAGCCGGACAGCACGCCCTCCGGCTGCAGCAGCACGCGGGCGGTGTACGTGGCCGGATCGAAACTGGCGACCACGCCATAGCGGGCCTGGCCGCGGGCCGCGTCCAGCGCCGCCGATTGCTGCTTGAGCGCATTGAGGAAACGGTCCATCAGGATCCCGGTGCAGGCGGAAAGTCGGTGGCGGGAATGGTGCTCTGCGATGCAGGGGAGGCGTTCTTGGCCCGCACCCGCTGGATGAAGCCGCGCTGCAGGCTGATCGTGCGATCGAGCTCGGCGACGAAATACGCCTGATCGAATTCGGTGCCGGTGCCGGTGAGGATGACCTGGCCGCGCGGCGTCAGGCTAAGCTCGCCCGGCATGCTGCAGGTGATGACACGCTCGTGCTGCGACAGCTCGGCGAGCATCGATTGCGCCATGCTCAGCGCCTGATCGGGCGTCAGGTTCGGACGCACCACCACGTATTGCTGGCGGGCCGTGCCCGCCGTTCCGGGCGTGCCGCGCGCCGCCCGCGCGGTTTCGGTGAAGGCGGTCTTGCGCAGGCTGTTCCAGCTCTTGACGGTGACCTCGATGTCGCGCGCCAGGGTCAGCGCACGCTCCAGCCGCAGCTCGGTCAGATCGGCCGGGGTCACCGTCAGTGCCGTCGCGGTCGCGGTCTGCGGCTGCTGGAAATACAGCGTGCTGCCCTCGACCCGCAGGTCGAATCCTTCCTGCCGTGCGAGGAACACCAGCAGGTCCCATTCGCTGGTCGCACGGGCAAACTGATCGAGCGTGATGTGGTCGTGCTCCAGCTGGTAGTAGCGCCCGACCGGCGTCGTCGTCGGCGTCACCGAAGCCTGCAGCCCGTGGCGCGCGGCAAGGAGCTGCGCGATCTCGCTGGCGGTGCGGTTCTGGAAGCTCTCCTGCGTGCGCGCCTCGATCAGCCGCGCGGTCAGGTCGCGGCCGGAGATGCGCAGCGTGCGCTGCACCGCATCGATCTCGACGGTGTCGACCTCGCCCTGCAGCAGCGATGCCCAGCTGCCGTCGATGCCGATGCGGATCTCGATCGGCACCTGGCTGGCCGAGGCCCAGCTGGAGAGGTCGGTCGCCGAGAGGGCGACGGTGACGGCGAAACGGTCGCATCCGTAATGGTTGTTGCTGGTCACCCGTGCATCGATCACCCCCGCCAGCGCGCTGCCATTTGCCAGCACCAGGACGGCGGGGGTGTGCAGTTCATTGCTCGGCAATGCCGCCCCCCGCATTCGGATCGACGTCCGGGATCACCAGCGTGACCAGCCCTTCCAGCTCGGGATCGCTGAGGTTGTTGGCCTGGGCGATGCGCAGCCATTGCGTGGCGTCGCCCAGCTGCTCGGCGGCGATCTGGAACAGGTTGCCGCCGGCGACGGTGATCGTGCGCATCAGGTCGAGGCATTCGCCAGATTGACGCGGGCGCGCCCGAGATAGGCGCTCGCCTGCGACAGGCTGGCGAGCTGGCCGGCGGCGGCGCTGACCGCCAGCGGATCGTCGCCGCCGAGCGCCGCGCCGGCCGCAGCGAGCTGCGTGCCGAGCGCCGCCTGGCTGGCTGCCAGGCTCGCCACCGCCGCGGCATTCGCCGCCGTCCCGGCCGTCGCCGCCCCGGTCACGCCGACCGCGGCGAGCGGCGCGGAGACGTCGAACGCGGTCGAGGCCGACGTCAGGTCCGCCGTCACCGAGGTCAGCAGATCGGCCGCCGCCTGCACCACCGGCGCCGCCGGATCCAGCACCACGGTGCAGACCAGCCGGTACGGCACCCACCAGGGGGCGCTGTAATCGGCGGAAAACTCGGCGATGACCACGGTGTAGAAGAAGGCATCCCAGGTCAGCGTGACCTGCGCCCCCGCCATGCGCAGCGCGTCCAGCAGCCGCGCCCGGTCGGCGGCATCGGGTCCGGAGAACACGCCCGACCAGGCGAGGTCCGCGTCATCCGCCCCCAGCGCATCCACCACGCGTCCGCCGCCGACCAGGCGATGGATCGCCAGGCGCTGCCGGCCGCCGAAGGTGATGCGATCCGGCACTTCGAAGCCGGCAAAGGCGACCGGGCCGAGCAGCAATTGGGTGGTTGGCATCAGAGCGCTCCCGAAATCCAGGTCGGCGAGAGGCGCGGATCGAAACCGATCGCGCCGGCGGGCGGCTGGGAGGCCTCCCGCGCGAGGCGATTGGCCAGCCAGCGGCCGACCAGTTCGCCATCGAGGAACACATCGCCGCCTTGCGGCCCCTCCCGCGGTGCCGCGGGCGGCGGGCTCGCCGGCCGATCGGCCGGAGCCGCGCCGGGCGGCGTCGGAGGCGCATCCGGGGTCGATCTCGCCGGGGCGCCGGCCGACGGCCGTTGCCACGGCGTTCGCGGCGCCACCGGCGTCTCGGCGGCGAGATGTGCCGCATCGGCCGGCATGGCGGGCCGCGACGGCATGGCGGACGCGGCGGCGGAGGCCGGCGTGAGCGATGGTGCGACGGAGATCTGCGGCCGCACCTGCGGGGCCGGCATGTCGGCCGGCGCCGCCGACCGCTGCCGCGGCGCGGCGGCCGCGGCCGGTTCGGTCCGGACCACCCGCGTCTCGGCCGGCAGCGTGGACACGACGACCCGATGTCGCGGCACCGGCCGTTCCTGCGGCGCCGGAGCGGCCGGGGCGGCCGCCACGGCCTGGGCCGGCGGTGCCGGCGCGGGGATGGCGGGAGCGGAAGCCGGCTGCGGTGCCGCGACCGGCGGGACCACAGGCGAGGACGCCGCATCAGGCGTGCGTGCCGGCGGCGCGGGGACCATGGCCGGCGGCGACATTCGCGGCACGGGCGCCGCGGCCGGTGGCGCGGCGGCGCCGGGCGGCTCGGGCACCGGCGGGGCCGACGCGCCTGGCATGGGTGGCATCTCGGCCGCCCGCCGCACCGCCGGCGCCGGCGCGGCCGCCGGCGCGGGTTCGCCCGCATGCAGCACCGCCGGCGCTGCCGCATCGGCCTCGGCCGGCCGCGTCGCCGCCTGTACCACCGGTTTCGGGGCCGTTCCGGGCGCCGCGGCCAGGGTGGTCCGCGCCGTCTCCGACAGTCGCAGCAGGCCGAGCCGGCTCGCCTCGATGCCGCGGTCCAGATCGCGCAGTTCGCGCTCGATCACCGCGATCCCATCCGACACGCCATCCTGCAGGGCGAGGGTGATGCCGATCGTGTAGGCGTCGTCCATGCCACCTCTCCTCGCAACCGTATTGTCGGGACTGCCGTCAGCGCCGGGTGGCCTCGCCGATCAGCCCGGCGAGCGCGGCACCGATCTGCGCCGCAAGCGCGTGGCCCTGTGCGACGGCGGCCGGCAGCAGGAATGGCCGCGGCGGCATGCGCGCGGTTCCGTTCTCCTGGAACACCGCGACATCGCTGGTGCTGCCGACCTGCGCGCCCGCGTCATCCGCCTGGTGCCCGATGCTGTCGCGCAGCGCGCCGCTGCGTGGCCAGGGCGTGTCATGCGCCGCATCGGCATCCGACAGCTCGGCGCGCACCGCAGCCGCCAGCTGCGCGCCCGCGTCGTCCAGCGCGGCATGCAGCGCCGGCCGGATCGGCAGGGCGCGCAGCCGATCGGCAAGCTCGGCCGGTGTCATGTCCAGCTCCGTGTCGACCAGTCGTAGCTGCCGCGGCCGTCATGCACGCCCATCACCACGACCCAGGCATGCCGCTCCTCGTCATCCAGCGAGAAGGCGACGTCGAACGGCACCCCGTGCCTGACCAGATAGAGACAGTCGATCAGCGCGGGGTGCCGGCTCAGTTTCCCGCCTGGCCCTCGCTCGCCGGTTCCGGCCGCAGCGCCGCGGCGACGGCGGCACAGCCGGCATCGCCCAGGCGGGCGATCAGGGCCTCCAGCTGCGCCTCATTGGCCGGCTGCGGCTGCGGCACGCCGTCGATCTCGGTGACGCAGAAGGCCAGCACCGCGAGGCCCATATAGGCGACGTTCTGCGACAGCGCCGGACCGAGCGCCTTGAACATGCGCAGCTTGTCCAGCGAGTTCGGTCGCTTCACCGTCAGCCGCCGCCCGGCGGCATCGGCCACCGCAATGCAGGCATTGGCGGCGGCGACGATCTGCTCCGCGGGCCCCTGCATCAGACGCGCATGCGCCGGGCGGCGAAGAATTCCAGCTTCTGCTTGACGCTGGCATCGCCCTTCCAGGCGCCCGAGCTGGTCAGCTTGAACACCACGCTGTCGAACTGATACGTCGAGGTGCTGCCATCCGTCTCGGTGACGTACTGGTACAGCGTCCCGTACGGCAGGCTGCCCGAATTGTAGTAGGACTGCTCGGCCTGGGCGATGAAATCGTCCACCGCGCTGGTGCCGCGCTCGACGTCGAAACTGCCCTCCCAGCCCTTCGGCAGCTCCGCGCCGAGCTGCGTGCCGTCCAGCCGATCGACGCGCAGCGCCTGGGTGAGCTGCCGCGCCTCGAAGCCGGTGACGTGGCTGAGATCGACGCGCCCGAACGGCCCCATGACCACGACCTGGCAGTCGCGGCCGAGCGAGAAATTCGTTGCCGGCATGTCAGTGGCTCCTTATTGCACCTGGCCCGAGGGCAGGGTCTGGCGCTGCACCGTGACGGTCTGGCCGCCTTCCATGTTGACGATGAACTTCTCGTTGATCGCCTGGTACTGCACCTGCGTGTCCGATTGCACATAGCCGAGGCTGGTGCGGCTGTTCGGGTTGTTCGAGGTGTCGCAGATCACGCTGAACGGCAGCGATCCATCGGTACTGCCGAGGATGCCCTGGCCCAGCAGGTTCTGCAGGAAGCTCATCTGCGTCGCGCGGATCTGGCGGAACAGGTTGGCGTTGATCACCTGGCCGACATACTGGCCCATGCCCGAGGCGAGCGTCGCGGCAATGAAGTTTGTCAGCCGCGTGTAGTTGTCGCCATTGGTCGCCGCGTTGGACGAGGAGTTGTGCCCGCCGCGCACGCCCCAGAAACTACCGGCCGGCTGCGGGTTGGCGATCACGTCGATCCCCGCGCCGAGCAGTGCCGAGAGCTCCGCGCTGCTGTAGCTGGTCGACTGACCGGAACCCGGCGTGCCGGATTTCTGGCTGCCGATCACACCATACAGCTGCTTGTTCAGGCTGGACTGCTCGGGCGAGAGATTGCCCAGCCTGCCGGCCGCGAAACCCTGCGGGGAGACCAGCCGCACCTGCCCGTTGGTCGCATCGTTCCACCACAGCCAGTCGCCGAACATCAGCTTGGCCGCGTAGCTGTCCAGCCCGGCCTGCTGCTTGATCGCGATCGCATCGGTGATGGTGTCGCCCGACGGACCGGTCAGGATCATGTAGACGCCTTCCTCCAGGCCGAACCCGGCCTGCAGCGTCCAGGTCGTCGGATCGTCGGAATCGGCGAGCAGCGCGATCCCGCAGCCCTGGCCGCGCAGCGCGTACATGCCGGCCCGCGGCAGCGTATCGGACCCGACCAGGGTCTGCGCGGTCACGCCGGTCGCCCCGTCGGTGCCGTTCAGCAGCGTCTGCGCCGACAGCGCCGCCGGCGGCGTGGTGGTCGCCGCACCCAGCGAGGCGACGCAGAGCTGCGACGGCCCGCGCAGCGGACCGGTGCCAAGGTTCACCGCATTGACCAGGTTCTTCCAGAACGCCGCCGGCGTCGGCGCCGCGATATTGTCGTACACCTCCGGCGTCAGGCCGGGCAGACCCAGCGTTAGCCGCCAGCGGCCCGCCTGGCTGCCCGAGGAGAGCACCACCGAGATGCTGTTGCCGAGTGATCCCGAGTAACGCGCGACCAGCACCGCCGGGTAGGCATTGTTGGCGTAGAACAGCGCATAGCTCGCCGCCACGTCAGTGCCGTCGGTGACCCGCACGCAGCGGAACGAGGAGGCGCCCTGCTGCACCGCGGTCGCGACCTGGGTTCCCATGTCGTATTTGCGCGCCACCACCGGGCCGAACCCGACGGCGTAGTCGGCCATCGTGCCGACGATGCTGGGCTGGTTCACCGGTCCCCAGGACGCGGTGCCGACGACGCCCACGACATTCGTCGGCACGCCATTGAGCACCAGGTTCTGCGGCGGCACGATCTGCACATAGAGATCGGGAACCACCAGCGCCGTCGTGTTGATCGACCCTGCCTGGACGATCGGCATGGATCAGAGCTCCTTCTTCTGGGATTGCGTGGTGCCCGGCTGCGGCGCGCGGATCGCCACGACATCGGCCGCGTGCTCCCCTTGCTGCAGCAGCTTGACCTGCGTCGCGTCGGTGATGACGTCGCCGCGCCGATACGACCCGAAAGGCCGCACGACAACGAGAGTGGGATCCATGCCGGTCTCCGTCAGGAAAAATAGGTCGCGCCGCCGAGCGTCAGATCGCCGAACAGCATGCTGGGCTGGGTCGCGGTCGCCGTCGTCGGATAGTCCACGGCGTAGAGCAGGTCGCGCCGATACAGCGACGCATCCTGGCTCTGGTCGAAGGTCGTGGTGCCGCGGAAGCGGTACCGGCCGGTGCTGCCATCGGCCAGGCCGATGAACCGGTTGGCCGACAGCGCGCCATCGACGCTGCTGCAGACCGCATCGCGCAGCGCCGGCGTGGGGCACCAGGCGCTGATGCGGAAGACCTGCTCCTGCCGCCGCAGCTCCTGCATCGCGGTCGCATCGGCCGCGGTGCGCGCGACCAGACGCCACGCGCCGGGGATGGTGACGGTCGCGCCATTCACCACCGCCGGCGTGTCATTGGCGACCAGCGCGCCGAGCGCCGCCGCGACCAGCTCCGGCGTGTAGCCGGCCTGCATCCGCACCACGTAGGCCTGCGCATTGACCAGCAGGCCGGCGGTCTGCCCGAGTGCGGCCGTGCCGGCGAAGCTCGCGACCTGGCCGTCGACCCGCGCGGTCAGCTGCGGCCGCGGTGCGGCGGCCTGCCATTCGTTGGTGAAGCGCGTCGTATTGCGCGCCGCACCCTCGACCGGGAAGACCGTGACGTTCACCCGCCCGGCCGCCAGGTCGGCGTCCAGCGCCGCGGAATTCGGCCAGCCGCGGAACACCCGGCAGGCGGGTCCGACGATCGAGGTGCCGTTGGCACCCGGGGGATACAGCGCCGCCGTCACCGCGGCCACCAGCGCCGTCTCCACATCCGACTGGTCCGCCATCAGGTCGCCGCCTGCTTGACGATCAGCCGCCAGCCGAGCGCGCTCTGCTCCGCCATCGAGACGACGTAGCTGCGCCCGAGATCGTCGGAGATCAGGTCCGCGCCACGCAGCGCGACCGGCAGCACCGGCAGCATCACCTGCCAATAGGGAATGCTGGCATCGGACGGCAGCTCGCCGGCCGCGCCGCCGGCCGCGGAGAGCACCGCGCCCGGCCAGTTCTGCATCAGCGGCGTCGCGGTCGCCGCGGTGACGCCGCCATAGGTGTTCGTCCCGGTGGTCGAAGGCGGCGCCGGACGGGCGAAGCTGAGCGTCCGGTTGGTCCGCACGCACAGCACCGGCAGCAACGGATCCTGTGCCGCGACGAAGAACACGCCGGCCTGGCCGCGCAGATAGTCGCCGGGACGGACATAGGCGCTGTCGAACACGCCATACCACAGCGCGTGGCCATAGCTGGTCGATTGCCGATAGGCGTTGTCCTGCACGTTGAAGCTGGCCGGCAGCCGCATGACGCGATTGGCCAGGCGGCAGGGATCGTTGACGCCGGACGGGCGCAGCACGTCGTGCGGCAGGCCGATGCGGAAGGCGGCACGGCCCCAGCCGCGGCTGATCCGGTCCTGGATGATCTCGGCGCGCATCAGACGATCCACTCGAGCCCGGCATCGCCCAGCGCCGGGCCCGGCGGCAGGCCGAGGAAGCCGCACAGGCGGCGCGACCACGCGGCCAGCAGGCGGGCGCGGTCGCGCACCTCGTCGCGGTTGCGGGTCCAGACCGCCGCCTGGTCGGTGTCGAGATTCTCCGCCGCGCGCGGCACCGCCGCCTCCAGCGCGTTCAGCGTGCCGAGCTGCGAGCGTACCACCGCCTCCTCGCTGTCGGAGAGGTTGGAGAGGCGGTATTCCATCGCGCCGTACGCCTGGTAGAAGCGCCAGCCCATGTTGCCGGCCTGGCCCGCGCCATAGGCGGGATAGCCCATGAACCGGCGCGCGTCGGTCCGTTCGGCATCGCTCAGCGCCATGCTGCGTCCCCCGATATCGGCAGAAGCGGGCGGGGGGGGTCGCCCCGGGCGCGCCCCCCCCT